ATGAAGAACTGCTGCTTCATCTCGGGGCAGAGCAGATTGAATCCGCGCTCATACGCGAACATCTGCGAGTCGTAATACGTGGAGCCAGTACCGTCATTGACGGGCACGGCAGCAATCGGGTTGCCCGGTGTCCATTCATGCAGACGAGTCGGGAACAACTCGCCGAAGGTGAACGCGGCTGGCACGATCCGGTCCATGCGCGAAGGCTCGGCAGTCGAGGACCATACGATCTCTTCGCCAGCCCAGGTATCCTGCATGAACTTCTTGGCGGTGTCGATCACCTTGTCGCCGCCCTCATCGATGCGGGTGTAGCCGGGGGTATAGTAGTTGCCGCTGAGCGCCACGCCCTGCACGGGATTGGCGTACCAGAAGCACTTCTCGTTCTTATCGTAGTCGTCGCCCATGGCGCGCATCCGAATGGACTGCACACGCTGCGCGGTCGAATTGACGATAGTGCCGGACCCGCCAAAGTTGATGGTGGGCGAGCTGAAACGGCCAGGATACTGCGAAATGTCCACGCCGCCCTTGGTGCCGACGTTGCCATTCTGAATCCAGTAATCCTTGCCGTACACGCTGGAGCCAGCCGCGCCGGTGGCACCCTGAATCACCAGAATGTCGCCCAGTGCGGTGCCTGCGGGAAGCGCACCAGCGGAGAACACGGCCTGCGTGACGGGATCGACAAAGCTGATGGTGAACGATCCGCGATTCGTGCCGCCGATACCGCTCAGCACCTGCACAACCTGCTGGTCCACGAAGCTGGCAGCCGTGTTCAAACCGACGATACTGGAGTGCTGCGGGCCGGATCCGCCGGTTCCGTTGTTGATGGTCGCCGTGGTCGGAATCTGGTCGATGGTGCCGGAGCCGTCGCGGTTGAGTACCGCCTCGACGCCGTTGTCGAATGCCAGGAGCGACTTGTCCATCTCCTCGCGGGAGAACTTGACCAGGCCGCGCTCTTTGCCGTCCGTCGCCTGCTGCGCAAGGTTGGAAATCTCGCACACGTTGACGAAGCGCAAAGGGCTGGCGCACATGGAGACGAAGGACGAGCCGGAACCACGGGTCCACGCGGGAACGTAGGGGCTGGAGGCACTGTCACCGCCGATGGGGGCCGATGTGCCAAGGCCGAATTGCTGGATGGGTGCGCCACCCTGGACGCGGGTACCCGCCCAGAACGGAGCGCGCTGGACGCCGCCGCGGTTGGTGGAGAAACTACACTGAATCTTTTTGCCGCCCTTTTCAAGGCGAGTCTGGAGTTTGTCGAAGTGCGCTTGGAGGTCAGGAATCTCCTCAACAAACGATTCGAGTTCGATTGCTTCTACGCCAATTTCTGTGGCTGTCGCCATGGAGAATCCCTCTGAGTGAGCTAGGCCGCAATGATCGCGCCTGCATGATGTCTCTCAGTTCTTCTGGGATTCTTTGTATCCACGTTCGCTTTTCAAGGCGCTTGCTGGGCAGGGTGTGGGTCCCCAATTTGCATCCGATCCCAATTGCTTACTGTTGTAGCACTGCCGATTCAATTTGTAAAGCGTTCAATTTTTACTACGCTCTGACCTGAACTTTCTTCCCATCAGTCGTCCAGTACGTCTTCTCGTGGATCATGTCTACAGTCGTGCGCTTGTAGTCGATGTTGGCTGGCTTCTGCGTCACGATCTGCACGCCCTTGGCCGGTGGAGGCGCTCCGCGGCCCGCGGTAGATGATGGCTCGGATGTGCGTGGCCGTCCGGTCAAAAACGGCTTGTAGCGCTCGTTGACCAGCGATTCCATCACCGTGCGCGCATGCTTGTCGAAGTTGACCTTGGTGAAGTTGAGCACAGTCGCCGGGTCGGGGTTGCGCATCCCGCGATAGCGCTTGATCTGGCCAATGTAGGACGGATCTTTGGCCGCCGTCTGCGCGACACGCTTCGAGAACTCCATCTTGAGCGCGTTGGCGGTCGACGCGTCGAGGTTGAGCCGCTTGGCGTAGGGCCGGAATAGCTCAGAGAACTTGGTGGATGCATGCTGGTCGAGCTTGGGCGCGATGTTCGTGTTCCAGTGCGCCTCCTGCTCCCGCTGGTTAAACTGTGCTTCCCGATCTGAAAGCGAGTCTTTGCCGGTGGCACGGCGCGCGCCGGACTTGTCGCCTCCTTCGCCCGGCTTGGCGAGTTTGGCCGCATTTGCCGCCTGCGCATTCAGCCATTTGCCCATATTGCCGGCCAGCGCAATAACTTTCTGCTGCTGGTCGGCCGCCCACGCAGTTTTCTGCTCTTCTGTGAGCCATGCCGGCGGCGCTTGGTTCAGCACATCCACGAGGCCGTTGAAGTTTGACACCAGCTCGCTCGATGCCAGCGCCTGGACGAAATGCGGCAGCACGGCGGCAGCATAAGCCTCCGGGTCAGATTCACGCACGCGGTCAAGGATCGACGGGGCCAACTTTGCCAGCCCCTCATTGAAATCCTCGCCCAGCGAATCGAGCGCCTTGGGGTCGCCAGCGGCCAGCAACTCATCTACTTCGGCCATCTCGCGCACGCTGTCTTGCAACGCTGCGATTGCCTCGGCGCCATGCAACTCGCCGCGCTCTGGGTCCGAGTGAATGACAGAATCGAGGATCGCGTACTTCTCGCGCACACCCTCAAGGCCCTGCTTTTCAAGCTGGCGCAGCGCGAACATCTGGCCGTGGTTGTCCTTGGCGAGGCGCGCAAACTTGGCCGCCTGGGGGTCTCCGGAGTCGCGCAGACCTTTCAGCCATTGCGAATATTCGCGGCTGGCTTTGGACGAGTAGGGATCTTCGGATTCTGTGCGCTGGCCCTCGCCACCTTCGCCGTCCTGTTGCTCAACTTGATTCCCTGCGTCAGATTCTACTTGCTCGAATTCTTCAACTGCGCCTTCAGTTTCCATGTCTCTGTGCCTCCTGGAATGCCTGTAAGAACTGTTTTGCGTCTACACATACAAGCGGTGCCCCTACCGGTGCCCCGTGTTCATCGCAAGCGAAGATCCGAGAGCAATCCTCATCGAAAGGCATCGCTACAAGCCCTTTAGTTTCAGGATGATGCTCTCGGACAAAAGCGGTTGCCTCCGTAAGGCTCTTAACTCTCGGCAATTCCATGTCTCCTCGTTTCCGTCGCTCAGTTGAGCGGCTTTCCTACCACTGAAACCTTCTGTTTGACCGGCGTACCGCTCGCGTCCACGCCCTCTTTTTCAGTCGTGATTTCGTGCGTTGCGTCCTGGGGTTGCAGCGCAAACGGCGGAATCTCCAGCCCCATCGACTCAAACATCTTCGTCTGCGCGTCCGGCGGGAACTTGCTGGGGTCGATGCTCACGTTGCCCTTGAATTCCATATCCTTCGGCGGCTGCAACTGCTTGAGCATGTTCATGTGCTCCTGCCAATGCAGTTTCAGGTTCTGCCAGATCGCCTGCTGCTCCTCATTGCCATGCTTGAGCTTGCGCCCGGTCGGAGAGGTCAACATGCCCAGCGTGATTGCCGCGTGGATCATGTGATTCTCGCTGTTGTCCTGCGCGACTGGCACGGTCGAGACTTGCGGAGGCATGGGCTGCATCTGCTGTTGCAATTGCTGCGCTGCTTGCTGGAGCGCCTCCATCGCCTGCTGGCCCTCTGGCGTCTGCGCCTCGGGATGGGTCTGGCCTTCCTCGATCTGCTGCGCGATGGCGGCGAGTTGCTGCTGGAGCGGCTCCAACTGCGGATTCGGCACTGGGCCTGAGCGCATCAGAATCTCAAACTCACCCTGTTGCGCTTCCACCTGGTCAGCGTTGGGGATGTTCAACTCTTTCAGGCTTGGGAACTTGGAGAACACGCTCAGATTGCGCGGGTCCATCATGATCTGCTGGTAGAGCGCGACATTGCTGCTCTGCGTCAGAAGATCGGTCATCTCTTCTTCTTGCTCGGCCAACGTCTGCGGAATTTCGAGCGATTCCGGCTGCACGAGCACATTGCCCTGCAACTTGCTCAGTTCGATCTTGAGCTTTTTCTGTCCTGGGAGTGATGCGCTGAAGTCGGCAATGCGATTCGCCGCGGCAGACTCTACCGCTTGCTGGGAAATGGCGCACACAGCCTCGCATAGCGCGCCCCAAGGCATTGACCACACCTGCATTGCCTGGTCGCGCTTGAGCCGCGTGGTCTTGAATACGCCTTGGTCCTCGGAACCGTCGGCCTCGCCAAATGCGGCAGGCGAACCGCCGTCCATCGCCTCTGGGCCGCCTTGGATGAGCCACTGAATGAAGGTGAGCAGCGAATCGTTTGGAACCGGCACGTTCTCGACGCCGGTAATGTCGCTGATCTTCAACATCTTGTCTTCCAGCCCCGTGACCGCCGTCACTTTCGCGGGGTCGTTAGACTGAGAATTCATTTGCTGCGTATTGATATACGGCTCAAGTGCGTAGCGACGAGGAACCGCAGAACGAAAATAGCGATCAGCGAGCGAAATGTTGGCATTGAGAACCTTTTGCAATGGAAGGTAGTTTGTGAGCAGCGCTTCGCGGTTCTGCCCGTCGCCGGGGCCGGGATGCACGAACTTGACGTGCTTGGACATGCGCGAGTTACGGCAGAAAGCGAAGTTCCCGCCCGCGTGCCAGACTTCGATCCCATCGGGGAAGGTTTCGAGGAACAATTCGCGGATTTCCTCGTCTTCGATGCCCTCGTACTCACTCGGCTTGAAGAATGTCACGCTCTCTGTGGAATCGTTCTTGTAGGCCTCGCCGCTGGAGCTTGACGCCTGGACGGCCAGCCGCACATTGATGCGCGCCAGCCGGTCGATCTGGTCCATGCCGCCTACGTTGCCGCCGGCAGCGATCTTTTCACGAATCCACGGATACTGGCTCTTGAGCTTGTTGACGGAGACTTCGTGCTGGCAGCGGCACCAGACCATCTCCTCCTCTTCGTCAGCCATGAGCGGGACTTTCCACTCCAGCTTTCCGCCGACAAAGGTTACTTCGCGTCGGGCTGGAGCCTCGGGCGAGTCTTGATTATCCCCGGAACCCATCGCGGAATCACTATTACCTTCGCTCGACTGCATCTCGGTCTCAGGCGTAACGCCCTCTGATTCCGGCTCGCCATAAGTCTCCTGCTTTCTGTTTGGCAGTTCTGTGCCCCAGCGCGTCTGGTCGGCCACTGTGAACGTCAGCAATCCTCCGCGTCCGTCGGTGCAGAAGATGCCCGCTAACTTCCTGACTACATTCTTGAGGTTCGCCTGGTGCAGAAACACTTCGAGGAACTTTTCGGCCTCTTCGCTGGCAGCCTGGTCAATCGGGTCTTCATCGTCTACCGCGGCAACGGTCGTACCCGGCACAACCCGGCTGAGCAGCGCGGTAATCTTTTTGTGGCGCGCGCCGAAGACATTGCAGGAGAACAGTTTCATCGCGTTTCCGGCCGCCATGACACTCTGCGCACCGCTGGCGCCCGATGATCCGCCGAACATGCCCCAGCCCTTCCAGCCTACGTTCAGGAACTGGTAATTGCGCCGAAACAGGCGCATCTCCCACGCTTGGAGAACTTCCCATATTCGCGCTGCGGCGTCCGTATGGTTGACGTTCTGCGTCATCTGCTCAATCGCAGAGATGTACTCGCCCAGTTCATCCGGGCCGTAGATTTCCTCTTGGCCGTTCTTCTGCGCACCGCAGAACCACGGCGCGATCTTGCCGGGTGTGTATCCGGGGGGCGGCCAGGGCATCGGCGTTAGGCGCGGCGCAATGGGTTTTTGCTCGTTTTGCTCGGTGTCGTCGGGGTTCAGCGTTGGATCAGGCATTTTTCACCATATCGAGTACCCATTCAACTATCTCTTCAACATTGAGATGCCCATCGTATTCAAAACCCATCTCGTCGGCATCCGCGCTGCAATAGGCAGCCTGCCCTTCGGTTTCTTCTTTCTCGACACGAAGTACGATTTTGCGCGTGATTTCTTTTGCGTCAGGCATTAGGCTTTCACTTCCGCAGGCAAAGGCGAGGTAAACCAGATCGTCTTTGCCTCTTTGTCAATGTGGTCAACGGTGGCGATTGAGCGCGGGTGCAAATCTGCGTGCATAGCGGCAAGCTCTTCGCTTACCTCATACATGTCGCCTTTGGAGTCAACGAGGAAGTGACGCGGATCTTCCGATTTGAAAAATATCCGGCTCATAGATCGTCTTTCTGCGGGCCTTCGCTCAGGATTGGGCAACCATTTTCGTAGGTTCCCGCGCTGTCTACGCTCTTCTCTTTCCGTGCTTCCTGCTGCGAGTAGATGCGCTTCCAACCCTTGCGGAACTCGTCCGTGACCGGCTTTTGCTTCTCGAAGTCCATGCTGCCCCTCAGTGTTTCATCGCGGAGAAACCCTTGGCCGACGCCTTGCGCCGACGTAACAGCGGCGAGTCGCCCGGCTTCGGCATTTCCTGTGCGGTTGTCAGCTTCTGGTCGGGAGGAACATGAAGCATGGCGTGTAGCGCGCCCGGCTTCTCTTGAAAACTGCCCTTGCTGCCTAAATCTACGGTCTTGGTCTTCATGGTCGCCTCTGGCAATGACTTGAAGTTTGTCGCGGAATCCCACTCGGACACTTTGGCAGGTCCGCCCAGCGCCTTCTCTCCGGTTTGAGAGTGCGCCCAGCGGGCCTGCTTGAGTGAGCGAAAGGGCATTACTGCTCCTCGGGTTCCTCGGGCGGCATATCCGCGGTGATGGCGTTCTCCTGATGATCGGACGCGAGAGCCTTTTCAAACTCAGACTTTAGAGCGGGATGCAGGGCGGGATGGGATTCAATGGCGGTGAGCCGCGCGTCGAGGTCTCGCGCGGCGTCCTGGAGGTTTATTGCTTTGCCTTCTGCGTAGCTTACTTGCATTATCGGCTCCTTTGCTTGGGAACGAGACGCCGCAGACTTCCATGAGCGTCTCGGTAATAGGTGCGTGCGGCCTCATTGTGCATTTTTACTGACTGCATCAACATGGCATTGTCGCCGGTCTCGATACCGCGCTGGCCGATTTCTCCAGATTTTTGCAGGTACTCTTGGCCGACTTTAAGGGACCTGGCAACTGGCACATATCGCGCACCTTTGAGAGAAGTTCGATGCACGCGAGTCTGCATCAGTATCCGCCCTCTTCGCCGCCTTCGCTGGGCTCGTGCTCTTCCTCGGTGAAGTATTTGTCGAGGTGATCCTTCAGGGATTCAAGGTTCTCGCTGTCATGCGCCGCGCCGGACTCATGCGTGGTGGTGTGGTGGCCCTCCGGGTGGTGCTCGGTATGGACCGGCTTGTCGTTCACGTCCGGTTCATCGTCTTCGCCAGCGTGCATCTCGTCTTGATCGGCGGGATTCGCCATCGGCTTTGCCATCTTCTTCGCGGGAGGCTTTCCGCTCCCGCCCATCGGCCAATTGAAGCTCTGTGCCATTACGACTCCTTTTCTGGATTGCGTTGAAGTTGTGTTAATGCAATAGCCTGCACCGTATCCCAGTCTAGCACCGGCTCGGTGAATTCGCGCGGCTGGACGCCGATGTGCTCGTTAATCATGCGCTGCTCGATGCGGTTGAGCGCGTCCAGGATCGCGTCGTGGCGCTCGGCCTGCTTCATCTCCATCGCCTTGAACATGGTCAATGACGGAACATCTGTGACAGCCGTCACAATTTGCGTGATGCCCAGCCATGCGCGAATTCGGTCACGAAAGGTCATTGCGTCAATCCTTGCGCGTTGTGCGCGGAATATACGCGCTCACGCTCTCTTTGCTCCGGAGGAAGCGCATTAAAGTAGCGAATCGCCGCCTCTATCTCTTCTCGGATAGCGCTCTGACTGATACCTGCTTTCATTGCCTTGATTGCAAAATCGAAAATCTCATCAATTTCCATGTCTCACTCCCAGTAGTTCATCGGTTTCTTGGCTTTCTCGCGCCGATCCGTCTCGCGCAGCATCTTAAAATGCCGCTCCATCGGGTCCGGAGTATTGGCCAAGTCCTCGACCAGCGCCTCGTCGCGCGTCTTGTTCATCGGCGTCACGCCGAATGTCATAGCAAGCATATCCCCTATGTCGGGCGATGACAAGCCCCGTTTTTTCATGTCTTCTTTGCGCTCAAGCTGGATCTGGTTCTTCGCGCTGTGGTAGTACTCGGGCCCGGTCAAGTCCGCCTCAAGCTCCGGATCGTCGGGAATCTGCGCAGTGACCAGCCAGTCGCGCAGCTTGCCCCAGACCTCGGCGCGCTTGTTGAAGTACATGAACTGGTCGCCCGGCGCAGCTCCGCCGTGGAACTCCTCGATGCGGAACCACTCGGGAAGTTTGATCGACTTGTCGCGCTGAACTGTACAGGGCAGCCCGGCCGCGTGCCATGCCTCGGGCAGGTAGGTGCGCACATAGTCCACGACACCGCCGCCGATGCCGTCACCGTCCACCACAACCGACCGCGGCCGCTCCTGCAGAATGCGCATGATGACTTGCCGGCCAACCTGGATCACGTCCATGCCGCGGATCTTGTCAGT